CGTAAGATTAATTTTAAAACCACTAATGTAATTTTTAAAAATTGTACTTCAGATGGAGATTATCAACAAACAAAAGGAGTACGGTCAGAACAAAAAATACCAACAGGAAAGATTCAAGGTTTTAGAAAATTTGACAAGGTAAGATATTTAGGAAAAGAATATTTTATCAAAGGAAGAATGTCAACTGGCTATGCAATCTTGATGGATATTGAAGGAAACAAGATTGACTTAAAACCAATACCAAAGTTCAACAAAATGGAAAGGATCAGTGCAAGAGGTACATGGAATATGTTTCAAAAAGTCATAGCAAATTTCTAATTATGGTACATTTAATTTTCGTATGTAAATACCGTAAAAAGTTATTAATTAAGTTCGGTGCAGAAGTTAAAAAACTTATGTACGATATAGCAGAAGAAAAAGACTTAGACCTAATCGAAATGGAAGTAGATGAAGACCATATTCATTTATTGGTAAGCTATAATCCTACACAATCCATCTTAGAAATAGTGAGGTGGTTCAAGCAAATATCTACCTACCGAATATGGAGACAAAGTGATAATCATCCGTATTTATCTAAACAATTTTGGAAAGAGAGGACTTTTTGGAGTGATGGGTATTTTGCTTGTAGTATCGGGAATGTAAGTAAGGAAACTATTGAAAAATATATACAAAGTCAAGGCTAGGGAAGGCTTACATCCCCTACCCTAAAGGGAATAGGGGTTTTACGCCAAAATTTATAAAACAAATAAAGGAGAAAACAACAACATGAACAAAAAAATTTTAGTAACAAAACTCTTAAAATTTATTTATAAGACAAATTTTGATTATAAAAGATCAAATTTTGGAGATATGATATTAATAGCGATATTTATTTTTACACTTGGCTTTGGTAAAGTCTCTGCTCTTATGGTTATGTTATTAGTATTTGCTTTAAGATCTATATATGAATTTGACATTCTTAAAAGATTGGAGGTTATTAGTGAAGAGGAAAACAAAATCAAAGATGAAGAAATTATTGAAAATGTCAGATAATACTTTTATGGTTGGAGAATTTGACAAACAATTCTCTAATGATGAATACGAACTTTTGTTTAACACCAACACTGGGATTGAAGTCTTAAGAGGCATCAACGGGCATCCAGACCCCTTTCAGTTGGAATTTCCATCTATGTTAGATGTTGGAATCATGGGACATTGTATAAACAATTGTGAAATTTGTTACCAGGGTCGTGAATATGAAGATAACATGACCCTTGACAATTTCAAAAAAATAATAGATGAAGCAAAATACCATGTAAACCAAGTAGCTCTGGGTGGAAGAGGTGACCCCAATCTTCATGAAAACTTTAAAGAGATTCTTGAATATTGTCGGGAAAATAATGTTGTTCCAAACTACACTACAAGTGGAAATGGATTAACAGATGAACATATTGAAATATCCAAAAAATATGCGGGTGCTGTAGCAGTGTCAGATTATAGAAAAGATTATTCATATTCAGCTTTACAAAGATTAACTAATGCCAAAATTAAAACTAATATTCATTTTATATTAACCAGACATACATACGAAGACGCTATAAAAATTATTTTTGGATACAATCCATGGAGAACAAATGGAAATCAATCAACATTGTTTGACATAAATAAGTTGAATGCTATAGTATTTCTATTGTTTAAACCACAAGGTCAGGCGTTGGATCTCATTGATTTTACCCCAACCCCATATCAGTTAAAAACTTTTTCAGAAAGGATTATAGAATCTTCTTGTAAAATGAAGGTTGGTATGGATTCTTGCCTTGTAAATCATGTTCTTCAATATGTAGAAATGAATGATCTACAGAAGATGTCTGTTGACTCATGTGAAAGTTCTAGAATGTCTGTATATATTTCTCCAAGTATGCATCTAATTCCATGTAGTTTTGCAGACCATAAAAAATGTGGTGTTTCTTTAAAGAAAAAGTCTATCTTTAAAGTTTGGAATAATGCACCTGAATTTGAAAGATTTAGAAAAATCTTAAAGAAAAATCCATACACATGTCCAGCTGGATTCTAGATGAAAATAAAAACAGATTTTGTCACCAACAGTTCTTCATCATCATTTATTGTTATGTTTCCAAAAAGAGTTTTAGAATTTGATGATGTGTTTCAACATATAAATAGAGTTGATGTTTGTCACCGAGTTTTAAAAGATGATTTACATCAAATGCCTACCTTACTGTCAGCTAAAGATGCTCATGTAGTATACTTAACTGATCTAGAAGAGGGGCATCTCTTTGAGGATATTGTAATTGATAAAAAGCTTTTATTTAAATCTAGTGAGGAACTTGAAGAAGGGTGGACTGGTGATATGTATGATATACATAAAATTTCTGGAGAAGCTAAAAAGTGGATGAACTATCAATATGACATTAGATTTCAAGAAGCTAAAGAATATATTAAATTTTTATTAACAAAGTATGGGGAAGGTTATATTTATCGCCTTGTTTATTGTGATGAAAATAGTTCATTTGAGAGTATGATTGAACATGGAAATACTTTTAAAAATTTACCTCATATACAATTCAGTTATCACTAGTAAGGAGATAATATGTTTAATATATTAAAAAGAAAAAATATTAAAAAAGAACCAATTAAATATCATAGGTTTGTAATAAAATGTATTGATTGTGGTGAAGAACTTATATTGATTACCGAAGGAGTTCAGTGTATATCAAAATTAACATCTAAATACAAAAATATAAAGGATAAAAAAAAATGTTAACTTTAATGTTCGTAGCATTACCATTAACTTTTGAACTGGATAATGTTCTTTCAATAAGAGAAGCTTCTGGATTTTTTGATGATGAATTTAGACATTGTAACATTGAATATCTTAGAATGGTTATGGAATCAATTAAGACTACTCCATTAACTGTCCTCCCAGATGCTTTAATTCACCATCATACATTTGACAAAATCAACCAAGTGATAACTGATCTGGGATTATGTATTGAAACCCGCATTGATCATCACTTTAATCCAAATACTTTTATGTATAATGATAAAGAGGTATATATGACCACGTTTATATGTTTTAATTTATATCTAGTAAATCAATTGAAAAATTATGGAAAGGCATTAAAAAGAATGGTTGAGTTAGACGAGTATGGGATGTCAGATGAAGCTTTACTTCAGTTGGTAAAATGACGGAAAAATAACGGGGAAATTAAGTAAATGTTTCCCCGTTATTTTTTTGCTTATTTAATGAAGAAGTTTAGTTCAATTTTTTCTACAACTCGTGTAGGTTGTAAAGTAACGTCAACATGAAATATCTTTGTTTTTCTTTCGTATTCGGTTGCACCCACATCTACCTCATATGAATCTAATCCTCTATTTTGTTTAATCACTTCTAGGAAATCAACAATACTACCTGCAACTTGACCCCATGTAATTTCATCATTTTGTTCGAAAACAAAAAATCTACAAAATTGTTCTAAAGCTCTTTTAGCATATAAAACAAGTCTTACAATATTTAGATCTTGAAGTGCTGAAGCTTTAGCCTGACTAGTTAACTGCCCCCACACTACATGTCCTTGAGCAAATTTAACAATTGGATTTAATTGCTTTAAGTACATTTGATCTCGTTGACCCAATCTAGGGTTGTATCTCATTTCTTTAATTGAATCAATTGCACCTCTATTGAATCCTGCAGCAGCAAACCACAATTCAGCAACATTATCATTTCTTGGTAATAAATATGACATATGATATACTGGAGAAAACCAAACGTCTGCCCCTGTAAATGGATCTGATACTTTATTGAATGGTTCATAAAGAGAAACAAAATAATTATTAAATGTATTAGTATTATTTCTAGTAGCTAATGCAGCGATTACTGTTGCATTATCACCGTTATCTAAAATACCAACACAGTCACGTCTCAGTTGGCATAAAGTGCTTATAGCAGTTTTAACATCTGCTGGATATCCGGCGTCATAAACAAGTGTAAAATAAATTGATTCAGGATCTAATATAGTATCATCAGTAGTACCTGAATATGCTTGCTCTAATAATGTTTCAGCTTTATCGGTATCAAGGTCACCTTGAGCATCTATTAATGATCCTTCTGTTCCTTTTCTTAATGGTTGTGGTTCTGAAGAAATAAAAGCAGTAGCAACACTTATTAATGATTTTTTAATTCTGTATGAAATTGTTGAATTAATATTAAAAGTAAGAATGTCTCCATTCCACCCTTGAGTTGCAGTATCTAAATCTCTTTCATTAAATACATTAACAGTTTCATTATCTGTACCTGACGAAGCTCCTAACCAACCATTAATTGTATTACCTTTTGCATCTTTAGCAACTATTCTATAAAGCGCTGTTCCAGTTTCTGGAGTTTTTTGCCAATCAGAAAAATCTTGTTTGTTATCTGTAATTGAAGCAGAACCGTTTGTGATATTAGCTGAAACTACACCTATATCTTTATCATAATTTTTAACAACAAGATCATAACCAGCAGTATATGTATCATTTGCTTCACTAAGAACCATATCCGCTCTTAAAACAGATGAATAAGTTTCAAGAACTGATTGAATCCATAAGGAATCTCCAGAGGTATCTTTTGCATTTGGATCAAATGAAACATTAAATGATTCAATTATAACATCATCCCCATCTGACTGTTTTTCATATATATCCATTACATAAGTATCGTATAGCAATGGATTTGAATATTCAGTTAACCTCACTCCAATACTATTGTAATGTTCTCCTCTTCCAATTGGATATAGAAAACATAATGGTTGTATGTCTCCATCTACTGCTAAATTTGTTTTTAATTCTGCTTTTGTATTAATACTTTCAACATGTGTAATACTAATACTAGCTGTTGTATCTGCAGTAGCTAACTGTGAATCAATTCTTAAATTTGAATATGACGCATCATCAGCCATAACTCTCATCCAATATAAAGAACCAGACTCTCCTAAAAAGTTATATCCAATATATGGACCTTGACCAAAATTCTTTCCGTAATCTGCAATATTTGGTTCGCCCCATTCTGAAATATATTCAGATCTTGAACCAACAAATACTACTTCATTATCTCTCCCTTTTTTTGAATAACCACATAACAATCCGATGGTTGACGGAACATTAGCGACAAATGCAGAAAGGTCGATTATTTTTGTATAAACACCTGGTGAAATATTACTCATAGCGTATCCTCCTAATTTAATTAATAGGTTGTTTATTTTTTTAAATGATTTCCATAGTAACAGTTTTAAATAATTTCTATATTTGAATTTTTAGATACGCTTTCTTAAACGGCCTATTTCCGTTTTAATTTCTATTATAAATACACATACCAAACAAACACTAATCGTCTGGCATCGGTTTTAACTATCGTTGGGAATGTAACCTTTGAAAATATACTAAACTGACCTGAATATCCTCCTACTCTACTTTCCGCACAAAATAATCCAGCTTCACTTAGTCGATTTCCGTTTGCATCATTTGCTCCAATTGTAACAGATATTCTTAAAATTAACCAACTACTACCATTTAATTCGTCAGGTTCAAATGTAACACTATCAAAAGGTTTCTTATAATATCCTGTTTCTGGGTATCCAGCAGACACAACATGATAATCAGCATTAGATGAATCTGTAGCATTTATCATAACTCTTGATGATAATTCAGTTTCAGTAATAATTGGGGCAATAGGAACAAATGGATCTGCAATATCTACTCCACCATCACCTAAACCAAACCATGTCAAAAATTCATCTTTTGATGGGGTAGAATATGAGTTTTCAATATTAACCAATCTTTGAGCTAATAATTCCCTACCAAGATAAACAACAAGATTATTTTTATGTACTAACTTTTTTTCCCCATTTTCATCAAGTTCATAAATTTTAACAAGACCTTTGGGTCTTCTATCGGCACTTACTTCTTTACTACCAACAGAGTCTCCTAAACACTGATCTCCATAATAATCAAATGCATTAATTTCTATGTCTTTTTTAATCATATTAGTTTATCCTTAATAATATCTTTTATATTTTGTTCTAAAAAAGATATTAAGTTAGAATAGATCATGGGTATGCAGAGCTACATTTATCCACATAAAATATATACCATGATATATTTCATTTATTCTATAAACGTTCCGCATCTGGGACAAAACTTATATGATGATTTACTTTTTAATCCACATGAAGAACATGTTAATTTAGCTTGAGCTAATATAGATTTTTTAACTTTATTTCCCTGAGAATTAGTACCACGCAATTGAATAACAATAACTTCAGGAACTTCTGTTTCTCCAATACTAGCATAGTTAAATTGTTGATTTATTTCAGACCCTTTAACAGTAATTCCTAAATCATCAATTGGAGTTCTTAGTTCACTAATCTCACACATATTTGCAAGATCAGATACATCGTTAACATTACAATTATATGATTGTAAATTATTCATATTAGTATCAACTGCAGTGTTTCCATCACTTTGACTATATTGTAGAACGTCTTTGTTTAAACCACTATTAATTTCACAAGTAGTATAAAATATATTTGGTGGATAATGACAGAATCCCCACGGATTACAATTATGATGATAAGTATGATGCTCTGTTATGATTTTTCTTATTACAGTCTCTTCTTTCTCAAAAGCAAATTCAATTCTAATTAAACCATCATCAATTTTATCTCCACGATGATTTATAATTTCTTGAGTTTTCTTAATAAATTTAAATTTATTTTTTGCAATATTATTCTTTAAAAATCCTTCAAGCTCCGTTACCTCATTGGGTCCAATAATTAACGAACTTCCATCAAGAACATCTTCACCGTCAATTTGAATATTAACAGAAGCCTTTCTGGATTTTAAATTTTTAAGATAAAGTGAATACTCACTTCCAAATGGTAGGGTGACAAACCCATCTCTAATCCTTAAGATTTGTCCATTGGATTTTAATTCAGCGATAAAATGATTTTTGTAAGTCATGATAAATCCTCCTTTTTACAGGCGATCGACTAACACCTCAAATTTTTTAAAGTCGATTGGCGATTTTTATTTTGTTCTAATATTTTTATCAAGTTAGAAAATTTATACTATATATATTAATAAATGAAAACAATTATTAACTTATTTTATAGGAGGATATTATGAAAGAATATAATGTATTAAATGATCCAGAATTTAAAGCTGACGTTAATCAAGATCGAATCTTAACTGAATCAAACATCCTCCCAGAACCTGGAAGTGAAGAGTATGAAAAGATGGTTGAATTTATGAGATCTGATTTAGAAAATGGAATGGCTTATTCAAAACTCATTTCGGGTTTTCAAAATTTTTTAAAAAATCAGGGAAGAGATTTTGATACAGAATTTGCAAAATGGAAAAATGAAAGAGAAACAACATATACTATGAAAGTTGTATGTGCAGGGTGTAAATTAGATATGGGACGAAAACCATGTGTTAAAAGTCAACAGGATAAAATTTCACATTCTATTTGTAAATCATGTAAAAAGGATATAGAAAAAGATATCGAACAGTGGGAGGGATAAATATGAAGGGAGATGATAACTATGCCAAGAGGAGATGGACAAGGTCCACCAAAGACGGCACCAGGTCCGAAAAATGGTCAAGGTGGTGGAAGTGGAAACCAATCAGGTCAAGGTACTGGACCTAAAACCGGAGGTGGGAAAGGAACTTGCAAATGAAAAATCCAACCTTTAAATGTGATGTTTGCGGTAAAGAACGTCAAGAAGCGTTTATTGATGTTCTCAAAAAAGATCGTTCTTCTGAATGGGGTTTATCAGAGGGTTCATTAACAGAGAATATTAAATTTTGTAATGATAAATCCAGTTGTTTCTTTGGGGTAGAAAAAGTAAGATTGATCCCAAAGAAGGTCAAGGAATAGACCTTAAAAACCTGGTGGTCGGTTAGCCGGTCGGTCAAGGAACAGACCTTAAAAACCTGGAGGGGAGTGTTCGCCCTAAAACAAGCGACGATAGTCAGTTAAATCGTCGCTTGTTTTTTTGTTCTAATAATGAAATAAAGGTTTTTATACATTATCACTTTTTTTGTTCTATATAACGTCTATATATTATTGCTTGGTACCAAGATGTGTGCCAATCTCTATCTTTATTAGCTCTACCATTACAAGGATCACACATAGTTATTAAATTTAATGGGTGACAATTTTTCTTATCATAATCAATATGATGAATTACAAGTTTTTTACTAGTTTTAAAACAATATGGATTTAAACATTTATTTCCATCTCTTTCTTTTAAAGAATCTTTATATTCTTTATCTAACCAAGCATCACAATATGGGTCTGCTGTTATCCCACCTTTCCAATTGGGGTGGTTTGGGCCACAAAAATTTATTATTTTACATACAGGGCATCTTGATCCACCTTCAAAACATCCCCACCTAACATCATATATATGTCCCTTGGGGCATTTAACTTTAATTTTGAAAAGCTTTCTTATATATTTAGGAACTGTTGTTAATAATTGGTAATCTTTTTTACTAACAATTTTTTTGATTTCATCAATAGTATCTAATTTTCTTTCTTTATTACATATAGGGCAAGATGTAAAAGCTTTAAACAGGTCATATCTTTTTTCAAATATATGTCCTTTAGAACATTTAAATTTTAATTTTGTTCCATCATATCTATATGTTTTTGATAAACATATAAATCCATTATTTTTAGATATATTTTTTATTTCTTCAATTGAGGTTCTTCTTTTATCATGATAACATTTTCGACATCTAAATCCTTGTTGAAAATTAGCCCATGTGCATTCATATATGTGATTATTCGGGCATTTTAAAAGTATTTTATCTCCTCGTCTATAAGAATCAAGTAAACATGTATAACCCTCAGTTTTTACAAATTTTTTTATATAATCTAAAGTTAACCGTCTTGGTCTTTTCATTGTGAAAATAAAGGTTTTTCTACTTTTGGTTTAGTTATTGTATGATTATAATTTTTCCAATCATCTTCAATATGGTCTGGAAATACATAAAATTTAGTATCAAAATTCATAATCATACCATCTCGTTTTCTCATATCAGCTTGAACTATATACCCACCAACTGTTGGATATAATCCTTTTCTTTTAAGATAAGATGTTTGACCTTCAAAACAACCACATTGCATACCAAGAATTGTACCAAACAAACTCTGTAATTGAATATGTAAATGCCCAGAAAGCAAAAATCTTATTGATGGTTTATCTTTTATATTTCTTGAAATTTTTGCTAATTCAGAATATGCTATCTGTTCCACATTCTTCTGCAACCGATAACTATATGAATATGGCACACCACCAGATGGATGAAGCATTTTCATATCTACTCCTGGTAAAATTGGAACATCAGCATCATCAAATCCAATATAGTGAAAATCAGATCTTTGAGCTTCAATTGATAACATTGGATTGTGCCCACCACCACGTTTAATAAATGAATAGTCATGGTTCCCGCCTATAACATAATATTGAAATCCTTTTGGCAAATTTAAAATAACAGACTCTTCTTGTTCCTCTGCTGAAAGGGCATATACTTCAAACTGTTGTCCTGGATAAACATTGTAACCAGCACAAATATCACCAGGGACAAACATATATTTAACTCCTTTTTTTCTACAAATTTCAGCAAATTCCTTTAAATGAGTTATTTGACATTCTTTAGAACCAAAGTGAAGATCTGAGGCAACTCCAAAAATAATCTCTGTATCTTCAAGGGGTTGATATATTGGAGATCCCTCTGATGCTATAACAGAACTTAAAATTATTCTATCTTGATCACATATAATTTCACATCCTTGATTTCTATAATAATTAACGATTTCAAAAATCTCATCTGGAGTACAATTTAAAGTATCACATAATTCATTTCCACCAATATTCTTTTTCTTTTTTAAAATCTCTAAAAATTCTTCCCCTTTCAACCTATCTTTTTTAGTTTTAAGAGTTGGTTTTCCCTTTAAATAATTTGCCTTTACTGCTGACACATATTTACGAAATGTTTTTATATCTCTATCATAATTAAATTGATCAACAGCAGTTGAATAAATATCTTCTGTAACTTCTCCTTTTATAAGATTAAACTTAACAAAATTTAATAAGCCAGGATATTTCATATACATATAAACCTCCCATTATGAACTTCATTTTATATTTTGTTCTATAAACGAAAGGTTGACATCCTTTTAAAGTCAAGGGTTTATATGATATTTAGGTAGGATAGGATCCATAATTATACATTTGGTTCAAGTATAATTCTGGCCCCATTTTCTTGTAACAGAAGAGCACCATTTTCTTGTAATAAGAAATTACCAGCTGAAAGAACATCAATAAATACTGCATCAAATCCGTATGTACAATCAAACGAACCTACTTCATCAAAATTTCTAAATCCTCCGGTTTGGTAATATTGAAATGCATCTGTAGTGTCAATTAAAGTTTCAGAAACAACATATCCTGTTGAATCTGATGGTGGGCAGTGAAGATAATCATGAATCTCTTCTCGGTAATGAAGATCAAATACTTTTCTAATATCTGTTGCGGCTCCAATATCAAAATATGATCCACAATCATAAACATCTCTTGCATAATATAAAGGAGAAGTGGAATCAAGAGTACACGGAATACCATTACCAGTTACAAAATCGTAAAATTCATCTTCTGTATCAATTGGTTCTAAACTATCTTCAATAATAATTGAACTAAATAATCTATGTTTAAATTGTATTGCTTCAAGTACAATCAATCTAGCTCGATAAGGTTTGAAAAAATCAATTACAGGTTTAAGTTCATTAAACAATGCTTGCATACCAGACAGGATAAATCCTAGATTTATAAAACCGAAACCAATATTAGAACGAACCCAATTTGCCAAATCTTTTAATAATGAATTTAATATAACATTATTAGTACCTGACAAATCATCTAGATTAGTTTTTAATGAAGAATTTACTGAATTTAAAATGGTACCAGCATTATTTCTTGTTTGCAGAAAATATTTGCTTTGAGCTATAGTAAATAATCTGTAATATTCTTCTAAACCTTCTCTTTGGTTTTGTCTACTTGTTGGCGGTGTAGATACCAATGAATTATATTCAGCCAATATATCTACAGGATTTACATTACTTCCATCATAACAAATTATATTACCTGTAGTATCAACACCAGAAACATACTCTTTATTATAAGTATAAACAATACCTAAATATAACTCCAATAAAGATGCATTAACACCAAGAAGTGAAATTTCTGCATCCTGTGTTGGAAGAATTCCTGATGATAGCCAACCTTCATATTGGTCCATTATTTGTCTACATAAGATAGCACTTTCTGCACCAGGTTGTGTGATAGGTTGAATACCAATATAAGGACTTTTCGACGGAAGATTTATTTTATTTATTTGATTTAATTGAAGAATTTGTGGTTGAGTTTGAAACCAATGGGGGTCATTCTCAGTTAAAAAAGTATATGGAAAACTAATTTGTGAAGCATTAATAGTTGTTCCTGTTACAGGATCTCCTCTGAATACAAGTGAACCATCTATATCTACTTGTAACCAAAATTCAAAAATATCTAATTCTGTTACTCCATAATATTGTAGAACTTCTAATACAGATTGGGGAGTTCCTTTTATTTTATATAAATTAACAAGATCAAGAAAGAAACGAACTTTACTATCCAATGGATTATTATCAATATCTTTAAGTTGTGGTGAATAGTTATATCCAAAACTTCTAAATAATTCGTCAAGGTGTTCATTTGATAACGAATGAGGATCTGTAATCTTAGTTCCAAGGGTTGAAATGGTTCTATGAGCAGCATATAAATCCCTAAAGAAACTTCTTAATCTAACATAATCATTAGTATTAAATGGGATTTGATCAATTACATTTGTAAAATATTTATCTACAGTGGCTTGCGAAGACTGCGCTATAGCTTTCGTAACATCTGTTAAATCGGTTGTGCCACCACTTACAGCTGTAAATATTTTCCAAAAATCAGCAATTGTAAACATATATTATATTCCTCTGGCAGAGACTATTTTATAGAACTCGTCTAACACATACGCCTCATAGCATGAAGATAGTAAATCCCCATTACTAACTAACGTTGTAATATTATAATTTGATGTGTTGTCTCTTATTTTTAAATCAAGATATAAATAAATAAGTTTTGATAATGAAGTTGATAACGAACTAAAATCAGCGTATAAAATAACCGAAGTTGAATCAAAAGAAATTGTGCCCGTTGTATCAATTAAAGTAAGGGAAGTTGAATCTATTCTATATGATAAAAGGGTGTCTAACATTATAAAATCATCAGATTGTAAAAGAAATAAATTTTCTCCTGTATCATCCAACTCCATATATTTGCCGGAATTTGGATATAACATTAACCTATCTAAATATTCAAGAGGAATAGTTGATCGAGAGGCACTCTCTGTATAATGATATTTATAAGATGAGTATGAATAATCATCGTTAAATAATAATTCAATAAATGACTCTTGTGGCATATAGGTTTCTTCAATCGTAACAGGGGCAGGAATCTGACTTTTATTTACAATACTAAATCTAATAAATTGTTCAAAATAATATTGAAGTTCTGGCACAAGTTTTGTTGAAGCTAATGTCATTTTTATTTCCTTATATCTGTTTGAATTATATCTGCTGAACTAAGCATATCTAAAATATGAACCATAAAGGTCTCAGGTTTATAATCATTCCAATCAAAAGAAGATTGATTGTAAACATCAGTTGACCATCGACCTGAATGAAATCTTATACCTTCCTCTAATATATTAAATTGATCTTCACTTAATAGTTTTCTAAATGTTTCCTTATTAGAAGCTATCATATCAGCTGCATTCTTATCATGTTGTCCATCAGTGTGTTTTCGACTCCCAAATTGACCATACTTTAATGAATCATGGAAAGAAACAGCAAATAATAAAGCATCAGTATCTGCAGTTTTTGGTTTATAATTAAACATCCTAAATAGTTTAACCAGAGCATATAACATCTCATATGTATGCTCTGCAATATCAGGAACTCTACCATCTATTTTTCTATGATATTTCAAGGTAGACGCAGTAGGTCTACTCCAAGCATCGGGTAAGATCTTGTTTATTCCTATCCATAATTTAAATCCTTTTTCTGTCATATTCTTTTCTAAAATTTCATCCATCTTTTGTTTGTAATTCATTGATTATTCCTTTCTTTATTTTACAAAATGAAATTTATTTACAGCCCATGCTTTTTTAAATTGTTCATTAATACCTTTAACTTCATCCTCTTTAATACTTTCTCTCATTGTTCCATTAAGAATAAACTCTTTAAGTTGAGGTTCAGCTGCATCTTTAACAAAATTTAAAAGTTGTATTTTTAACTCTTTTGTATTATCGCTTTCAACTATCATATGTCCTGCGAAAATTTTATACTTGTTTAACATTGTTTTATCTCCTTTATTTTTTTACTGTAATAGTATTTGATCGTCTTTTTTCATCATGAGCAACTGCATCAACAGCACCCGCTGCATCCTTCCCTTTTATTGCTCCTTTTTTAAGAATCGCCTGTTGTTTCTGCAGTTTCTTTTGAGCGCCTACAATTGTTGATTTAAGTTTTTGAACACATTTTTGTGGATTTTTTGTTGATTTACACTTTGGTATTTCTTTTTGTAAAAGAGCAATTCTTTTCTTTTGATCATGTGAAATAACAGCAGCAATACACATCTTTCTTCGTGAACCAATTGATAACGCTCCACATTTTGCTTTTGCTTTATTTGTAGCTGCTCCTATCATTCTCCATGCTACCCAAGAATAACCTGCAAGTATAGTTGCAAGAGCTATCCCACCTGCAACAACAGGATCTTCTGTTATATAAGATTTTTCAAACTGTTCATCAATAAATTTTTGAGAAGCTTCATTAATATTCTTTATAATGGTTCCGTTTAAAATAAAGTTTTTAACTTGAGGTTCTGTAGCACTTTTAATAAAACTTAAAAGTTGTATTTTTAACTCTTTTGTATTATCGCTTTCAACTATCATATGTCCTGCGAAAATTTTATACTCGTTTAACATTTTATTATCTCCTTTATAAAGCTAGAATGGCAATAACTATTGCTCCTAAACCCATAACACTTATTACTGTTTTGTGATACATATTATCTATCTTATGTTGATGTTGTTCTGCTCTATAAGCATTTTCAGAATCTGCCCATAGTTGTCTATACTCTTCCGCTTTTAATTGCTGAAGAGCAATATATTCTTTCAAGGCGTTTATTGTTTGTATATAAGTATTTATTAATTTCACTTGTTCCTCAGTGATTTCTTGATATGCCTGTCTGGCCTTAAGAAATGCTTGAACCTTTGTATATTCTTTTGGTGCAAAAGCAATATATTTTGCTTCTTTTTCATCCGTTGTTACTTTAAAATCTTTATCTAATAAAATTTTAACAGGTTTGTCTGGTAAAGTAATTTTAGTTGTCAATTCGTATAATGGTGTTGGTTCAAACTTATGTATTTTCATTTCCCTTGGCACAAATTGACTTGGCGCACAAGAGATCAAAAATAATACAACTAAAAACAAAACAAATATTCTTTTTATTAATTCCATAATTCATCATCTCCTACTAAAATTTCTTCAACATTATCTTTTTGTAATATCTCAACTATCTCTTTATTAGCTTTCTTTCTTATATCTTTGATTTTACTTTTTGTTTCTTCTGCAATCTTTTCACTCTCCATTACTTTTTTCATAACAGTTTCTTGTTTTTGTTCTATTTCAAGAATATTATCTTGACCTTTCTTTTGAAATAGCTTATGAAGGACATCAGTAATCTTAAATGAACCCCCCATATAATTACTCACAAGTAGGGCAAGACCTGCAAGTCCACCAAATGAAAATAACATTATAATAAATGATTTCATAATTATTCTCCTTTATGTTGCAATTTTCTGAATTTCTTTTATTTGTTTTTCAGTTGTTCCATTACTGGCAGCAGATATTTTTCTAACCTTTATGCCCTCACGAATTGCAAGAACTATGGAAATAATACTACCATTTGATGTTGCAAAAATTTCCCCAGTCATTTTACCATTTACAACTAAATATAATGAAATAATTAAATAAGTGAAGATTATCCAAACTTTAACCGATAATATATTTTCTGTAAATTTTTTAAATGCTTTTAGTATAAATTCTTTCATGATAATTCTCCTGTTTATTTCTTTATAACTTTTGTTAATTCAAGCATGACCTTATACGGTTTTCCAGAACCACATTGTCCTATAGCTTGTTCATATAAAATTTCTTGTATTTGTGGATTTTTTGTGCCCTTTTTATTCAACCAAGAAATTACATCTTCTTTTGTAAGTTTGTTCTTAAAATCATCTTT